TACAAGCCGAGAGCCTTACCGGATAAGAAGAAAGAGCAGAAGAAGGTGGGGTATCCTGGCAAAGATAAGGAGACAGGTTGATGAAGCAGGTCATAGATCAGGTCGAGGATCATGTCAGGGGTCAGGCCTGGGGTCAGGTCGAGGATCAGGTCGGGGGTCTGATCAGGGATCAGGTTTGGGGTCAGATCGGGGATCAGGTCTGTAATCCGATCTGGGATCAGATCGGAGATCAGATCGAGGAGCAAACCGGATGAAGCATGACGTAATCTACGGCGACTTAGAGGGTATGGTTCTTGATGATATCTACGAGACCTATCCCAATATAGAGTCAGAGGATTGGTGCGGTCGGATTGATATGTTCTGGGAGGATAGACTAGATGATACAGGATCTTCTCAATGATGTGATCTTGAAGGACGGGGAAACCCTGAGACTGAACTGCCCATCCTGCGGTGGGTACAAGACATTCACGATCACGAAGCTGTCCGGGTCTACAGTCTGGAACTGTTACAAGGCATCGTGTAATCTTAAGGGAGGCAAGGGTTCAACCTATTCTCTCAAGGCATACCAAGGGTTACGCAATACGGAACCTGTCGATCTTGTATTCGACTTGCCTCACTCGTTCACTCTGGATATACCAGACCATATGATTAAGTACCTGGAAAAGAACAATGTTCTCAAGGCATGGCGTCAGGGATTGGTAGATCTATACCACGATGTGTCTCAGGACCGGGCTGTATTCCTGATCAAGAAAGATGGTAAGTCTGTAGATGCTGTAGGTAGAGCACTCAAGTACGGTATGAAGTGGCTCAGGTATGGTAAGAGTGCCGAACCGTTCGTGGTTAAGACTGACCCGAACCATGTTATCCTGGTGGAAGATGCAGCCTCAGCCTGTGCGGTATCTGAATACGGGACTGGCATAGCCCTGCTGGGTACAAGCCTTACCTATCGTGTCTTAGAGGTTGTTACGAAATACAAATCAGTTACCGTAGCCTTGGATCGGGATGCGTTCAACAAGTCTTTAGCCTTTACACGGAGGCTCCGACAGTATATGGTAGCCAATGCCAAGCTGCTTCGGGAAGATCCGAAGGTTTACCCTAAAGGAGTTATTGAGTGAGCGATAACACGAACAATCTCTTGCTCGGTCTGTTTCTTAAATACGATTTCTGGGAGAGCAATCATCTGCTTATCGGGGATCAGTATTTCCAGGACGAGAGCAAGCGTATCTATTCTATAATCTCAGAGGCGCATAGCAAATACAAGAGGGATCTAACTATCAACGAGGTTGAGGCTTTGTTGATGGCTAAGTATCCTCTGCTTACTTCCGCTCAGAAGTCTCTGTATATTAACCTGCTTCGGGATATCAAGCCGGTTATCGGTGGCGATGTAGCAGAAGAAGTTATCCGAGCGTCTTTCCGGGAACATATCGGGGAGACCATAGCCCAGTTAGGTATGAACCTAATCGAAGGTAACGAGACCGATCTATCCAAGGTCAAGGAACTGGTAGAGAAGTATGAGGGCGGGTTTATCCCTGATAAAGAACTAGAGGTTCTGTCCAACGAGTTCGAAGATATCCTGGAGTACGCTAACGATAAGCTACCGTGGAAGTTTAACCTCGCCGGGTTGAACAGATTGATCCCTGGTATCGGACCGGGTAACTTCGGTATCCTGTTCGCTCTAGTAGAGTCAGGTAAGTCCGCATTCAACATCTCTATATGCTTTGGTCCTGATGGATTTGCTGAACAGGGTGCCCGAGTATTGTATGTAGCTAATGAAGAACCTGCTGAGGCTACTCGGTTCCGGGCAGTCATGTCCAACACGGGGTTCTCTGAGGATCGTTTGCTACAGAATAAACATGCCGCCAGGGATATGTGGAGAAGGGTCAAGGATAACGTATTGTTCCATGAGACAACCGAGATCCGTCAGCTAGAGGCTTTGGTCAAGAAGTACAAGCCTGATATCGTTGTGGTAGATCAGATGGATAAACTTAATATCAATGGATCATTCGCCCGTGACGATCTTAAACTGTCAGAGATCTATCGTCGTGGTCGGGAGATCGCTAAGAAGAATCAGTGCTCTGTCATTGCTGTAACCCAGGCTGATGCCAGTGCTGATGGTCGGACCAGTCTCCGGTTCACACAGATGTCCGGTAGCAAGATCGGTAAACCTGCCGAGGCTGATTATGTTCTTGGTCTCGGTAAGGAATCAACCGAGAATGGATCTGATAACTTCCTACGATACTTAACTGTATCCAAGAACAAGATCGGAGGTAAGCATGGTCGGTGTATCATCACGATCCAGCCAGAAGTATCTCGGTATCGGGATTAAGATTTCTCTTGACTTTTCAGAAACCGTATGGTACTACGTACTTCGTTATGTACGAAGCCGCAAAGCGTAGTACGGAACGTGGTTTGTTGTGACAGGTGTATCTATCTATTTTGTAATCTATAGAAAGGTTAGGTAAGGTATGGCTAAGGGTAAGAGATCATCAGGTAAGCATTATACTTCTAAAGGTCAGAGACCTAACACTAACAGGAACCTGCTAAAGTCTGTGCGTAAAGATGTCAGTCCATTAACAAGAGCTATCTATAAGCTAGAAGCACAAGGTAAAGTCAAGAAAGGGCCTAGCCAATCCGGTCCCTAATATACATAGCCATAAGGAATATCGTGAAGAATCATATACTTAATAGAATGCGTGATGCAGCCTATGCCGTTGCCTTATCAGGCCAGGGTGTCGGACCACGATATGCCTTCCGACATGGTGCTGTATTGTTTGACCGGTCAGGTAAGATCTTATCAGCTAAGTCTAACAGTCTTAAGACCCATCCTAAGCTGGCTAAGTTCACTGACTATCCGTATCTCCATGCTGAGTCTGCGTGTATCATTGGTCACGGTATGGATAACTGTGATGGCCTTAGTCTCCTGGTTCTAAGAGTGTTGAAGAATGATCAGGTCAGCCTATCTAAGCCTTGTGTTATCTGTCAGAGAGTGATAGAAGATGCAGGACTAAAGAGTGTGTATTATACCGATGTCAATGGAATGGTTAAGAGGTTGTGATGTACGATCTAGTTGTTGACTTGGAGGTAGACGTACATGGAGACAGGTCAGATCCAACACCATACAACAACCAGAATATTCTATCCGGTATCGGTTATCTCCGTATCGGGCTGGACACTGACCCTATCTGTGTATTCCCTGACAACCCTGATGGCATAGATACATTCCGTTCTATCCTTAAAGATGCTCGGTGTGTTATCGCACACAATGCCAAGTTCGATATGTCCTGGTTGCGTGAGACCGGCTTTGATACAGATGCTAAGTTGATCGATACTATGATCAACCAGTATGTGCTTAATAGAGGTCAGCGTGGCCCTCTTTCCCTATCAGCACTAGCAGAAATATACGGTGTTACAAGGAAGCTGGACTCCCTTAGCCAAGCACTAGATGCTGGTCAGAATTACTCAGATCTAGATAAGGAAACTCAGGTAGCGTATCTGTCTGCTGACGTACTTGCCACCGCTGAGATCTATCAGAAGCAGACTAAGATACTTCAGGACGAGGACAGCAAATCTCTTGTCCCTATTAGGGATCTGATGTGTGAGTTCTGTTCTGTCTTGACTGATATCGAGCGGTCTGGTATGGCTGTTGACCTTGACGCATTGAACAAGGTGGATCAGGACTATCAGAAAGAGCAGGAAGAACTAACTCAGTTTCTGACCAAGTACACCAGCCATCTCATGGGTGATACTCCGGTTAACCTCGGTTCACCAGAACAGATGTCCGAGGTTATCTATTCGTGTAAGCTGACGAACAAGGCGCTCTGGAAAGATATTATGAATATCGGTACGGATGCACGAGGTAAGCCTAAGCGTCGCCCACACATGTCCCTGGTGGAGTTTAAGGATGCACTAAAGCGGTGCTTCAAACGATCCTATAAGACCAAGGCTATCCAATGTCCTTCTTGCCAGGGCCGTGGGTCATTCTATAAAACCAAGAAAAGCGGAGAACGGTTTAAGAATCCTACTAAGTGCTCGGGTTGTGAGGGGTCAGGCTTTATCTATACAGATACCAAGCAACGTGCTGGGTTGAATGTGTCACCCTCGGTTACACTAGCAGCGTCAGGTGGATTCAAGACTGACAAGATCACTCTGTCTTCTCTATTGAACAAGACAGATAATCCAGAAGCTAAGAAGTTCCTTGAGTCTATCATCCGACTGTCAGCGATTGATACGTATCGCTCGTCTTTTATTGAAGGTATCAGGAAAGGAATAAAGAGTGACGGTCTTCTTCACGCTAACTTTAATCAGTGTATTACTGCTACTGGCCGCTTAAGTAGTAGCAATCCCAACCTACAGAACTTCCCTAAAGGTAAACTGTTCCCTGTTCGTAAGGCATTCGTTAGCCGGTTCGATGGCGGTCAGCTTATCGAGATTGATTACTCTCAGCTAGAGTTCCGGGTGGCTGGTATTCTTGCCAGAGACCCTAAGATCAAACAGGAAGTCGAGTTAGGGTTTGACGTACATGCTTATACGGCCCAGGTCTTGACTGATAACGGCGAGCCTACAGAACGTGGGCCAGCTAAAGCCTCTACATTCCGTCCGCTGTACGGTGGTACGACAGGTACGCCAGCACAGATGTCTTACTTCCGGGAGTTCTTCGACAAGTATCAAGGAGTGTTTCAATGGCATATTGAACTACAGGATCAGGCTATTCGTACTGAACGGGTTGTTACAGCAACAGGTAGACAGTTTGAGTTCCCCGGCGTACACCGCACCCGGCATGGTACAGCTAGTGCCAAGACTCAGATCGTTAATTATCCGGTTCAGTCTGTAGCTACAGCGGAGATAGTCCCGCTCGGGGTGATCATCCTGCATAAAACCCTAATACGGATGCAGCTTAAAAGCCTAGTGATCAACACGGTCCATGATAGTGTGCTGGTTGATACTCACCCCGACGAAATCGATATCATTAAGCAGGTTGGACCTCGGTGTCTGCTTGATGCACAACAGGAAGCGACTGATCGATTCGGTATAGATCCCTTCATACCCCTGGCGGTCGAGATGTCTAAAGGAAAAAACTGGATGGAGCAAGAAGATTTCTCTTGACTTTTAGAAACTATAGGGTTATATATACCCTCATTAGCAACGCGAGGATAATATGTACGACATGATGCACGATGAAGACGAAGATTGTATCAACCTGTCAATCAATTTAAGTTCAGGTAATACTACTTACCGGACGGTAAACATTTCCTCTAGCCACCCTTACGATGAAACTTGGCCTGTTCTAGTCGAACAGTTTATCAAGGCACTCAATGCCTATGGGTTTATTATTAAAGGGACTAACGAGTTAGTTATCGATACTTACGGAAGTGTATCCCGCCTCAAAATTAGTGAAGGACATACTTATGAATAATCTAGCTATCATTGCTGACTCCGGTGACTTCACCCAGCTTTACACCGCCACTAACCCGGTTGGTCCTAGCATCGCCCGTCTTCGGATTAACCGAGATTCCTCTATCGAGGGGTCTGACGGTAGTCTACTGACTGTACCCGCGCCGTCTCTTGCTCTCCGAAACACAGACGATTCAGAGATCTATTCTAACGACTGCTATATCCGGGTCTATTTCGACACTATGCAGACCGCAGTGTTCGATTCTGACAAGGAGGAATACACTAACATGTCCTCACATTTCCGTGATTTTAGTAAGCCAGCCCTGGATTGGCACGGCGGAGATAAATGTGGCTGGGTTCCTTCTAGGGTGCGTGAGAAGCTGAAGGTAGAAGACCCGACTGCTTACGCCGCCGCCAGTAAGGTCAAGCTGTACCGACATGTATACGGTATAGTTCGTATGGTTGGCGCTGTCAATCCAGAGACCGGTGATACTAAGGACGTAGAGAACGTACCGTTCCGGCTGCGTCTTGGTCCGTCTAACTTCATGGAAGTTGGTAGTGTGATCGGCGGTATGCTTAAGCAAGGCGTTAACCCTGGTTCTGTTGAGCTTAAGGTTGACTACGAACTTAAGAAGCGTGGTTCTAACAAGTGGTTTAACCTTAAGTACAAGCCGATTATGACCAACATTATTGAACTTGACAGTGACTACAATATGCTGCTTACCGACTTCGCTGAACTGGTTAAGTACGAGAACAACCAGATCCTAGAGAAGATGCGGGAGAATGCTAGTGAGGCCGTTGACGAGTTCGACGACGTTCTAGAGGCATAACCGGTGCTTAGTTCTAAGCATCCTTTGCAGGAAAAGATCGACGGGTTCCTTAGCGGGAACCCCGAGATCCCTCAAGAGGTACTGGCTCAGACCTCCCAACAGTTTGCGGAGAAACTAGAAAGGTTTAACGAGACCAGAGGACCGAAGAAAGGTCTACCTTCTTTATCACAAATCGGTAAACCGTTCTGTCAGTTACACGCTGAGAAGATCGATATGGCTAAGACCCCGGAGCTTCCTAGTTTTAAGATCAAGATGACCTACGGAGATATGACTGAGGTTATCGCTGTTGCTATCCTTAAGTCTGCCGGTGTTGATATCGTAGCCTTGAATCAGAAGACCCGGCTTGAGACACCATCAGGAGATCTTAACGGAGAGTTCGACCTGATGATTAATGTCGATGGCGAACTGTCTATGTGGGATATCAAGAGCGCATCTAAGTTTGCCTTTGAACGTAAGTTCTCGTCCTACAAATATCTAAAGGAAGGTGATTCATTCGGTTACGTGGATCAGCTATGGGGATATACCTTAGCGGAACGTGTCAAGTATCCTGATCTAAAGATCGGTGGTTGGATCGTGATCAGCAAAGAGACCGGCGAGATGCTGGTATGTCCTGCTGATCCAGACGATGAAGATGAATACCGAAGGAAGATCAAGGCTACAATGGAACGGTTCCTGGAAGCTGATGACACCAACTTCAAGAGAGAGTTCCCTGATGTACCGGAGACTTTCTATAAGAAACCAACAGGCAATAGGAAGTTAGGGGTTACATGTTCTTATTGCAGTTTTAAGTTCTCGTGCTGGGAAAACTTAGAGTACCGGCCTAAAGCAAAGTCGAAAGCTAGAGATGCCTACGAATACTACACCTTCTACCAAGAAGAAGAAGATATCCGTAGCGTCGGCTAAGGCTAAAGGCCGGAGGCTACAGCAATGGGTCAGAGATTTCTTAAGGTCAAACCTGCCAGGAGTTGAGGACGATGACATTACTTCAACTCCTGGTGGCGTTAATGGTCCTGATATTGGCCTTAGTCCTCTGGCCCGTCGCGCATTCCCTTGGACCATTGAGTGTAAGGCACGAGCTAGAGTTGGATTGTACGATGCCTTAGAACAGGCTGAGTCTAATCTGATTGACAATACCAGACCAGTAGCTATATATAAGCAAGATCGTAAAGAGCCTATAGCCGTTTTGTACGCAAAAGATTTCTTGGAGTTAACTACATGTCAGAAAAAACAAACGAAGAAATGAGTTCCCTTATTAAGATTCCTAACAATACGTTTGGGATCTTTGTATCTTGTGAGCCGGGGACACAGAACATCATGCTGCAATCGTTTGAGTTCGTAGATGACTCGATCAGCGGCACAAAAGAATATGATGCTATGGCTGTTCTGTCTACTCAGATCGTCGATCTTATCAGTCAGCTCATCGATTCCTTCGTGGAAGAAGTGGACGAAGACTTTACTAAGTCCGGGTTTGATGACGGTGATCGATCCGGGCTACCATTTCCCGAACTTAATACGGTGAATTAATATGGATCGCTGTAAGATTATTCTTGAGGCTAATGATCTTATCACGAGTGACCGGGCTAAGGATTACGGGGATGCTCACCAGAATTTCTTAAACATCTCCAAAGGTTGGTCAGTTATCTTCGGTGTTAATGTAGCACCTGAGAAAGTAGCACTGGCTATGGATTGGGTAAAAACTTGTAGACTTATCACCAGCCCGGAACACATGGATAGTTGGATTGATAAGGTTGGTTATTCCGCACTCGGCGGTGAAGTTGCTCTCAGAGAGGATTAAGCAAATGACTATGATTGATGAGATTACTAAACTAGAAGAAGAGATCGAGCGGCGTAAAGCTAAGATTAAGTCTATCAAAGAGGACGGTCGAAGCGAGATGTTGAATACTATTTCAGAAGCACGCGAGGAATACCGTGAGGCAGCAGCTAATCTAAGTGGTCTGATCGCTGAGTATCAAAAGATGTACCCGGCTTCGCTTCCGCTTACGTATCCTGATCTTCTCCGAGGCACAAAGTTTCGGCTATGAAGTCTAGGGTACAGATCTTATTAGAGATTGACTCGGAGGCTACCTGGATTCCCTCGGATGGTGCGTCCGGTGTAGCCAACGAATTAGAAGATATGATTACGGGTGCCTTAGAACAGTGCATCGACGGGTTAACAGTCAATAAAATCAGGGTTTTAGTTAATGAGCAGTTTTAAATCTAATGCTAATCCGATGTTCCGTTCAAGGTTCTCGGAAGATATTTTTAATCTTAAGTATTCCCATCCCGGTGCGGATACTTGGGAGGAACTATCGCATACCCTGATAGAGGATGTGTGCGGGGATCTACGCAGTGGTGAGCGAGACCTGATCACCAGGGATGAAAAGGCCCAGCTTAAGAAGTATATCCGTGATCTTAAGTTTGTCCCTGGTGGTCGATATCTGTACTACGCTGGACGGAAGAATCGATACTATAACAACTGCTTCCTGCTTAAAGCTGAGGAGGATACCAGAGAGGATTGGGCTAACCTGTCTTGGAAGTCCGAGTCATGCCTGATGACCGGTGGTGGAATTGGTGTAGACTACAGTGTATACCGCCAGTCAGGCCGTATCTTGCAAGGTACAGGTGGTGTAGCATCAGGCCCTATTCCTAAAATGCAGATGATCAACGAAATCGGTCGCCGGGTTATGCAGGGCGGGTCTCGTAGGTCTGCTATCTATGCCTCCCTTGGTTGGGATCATGGTGATGTAAACGACTTCCTAACCGCCAAGGATTGGGATCGGATGCCTGTAGGTAATACCGGTCTCTCGTTGAAGCAAATTAAAGAGCAGGACTTTAACTTCCCTGCACCGCTAGACATGACTAACATCAGCGTCAATTATAATACGGATTGGCTGTTGAAGTATTGGGAAACCGGGGATGTAGGCGAAGTATTTAAGCATAATGTTCGACAGGCTCTGCGTACTGCTGAACCAGGGTTCTCTTTTAACTTCTTTGAAGATGAGTCTGACACCCTTCGGAACGCATGTACAGAGGTGGTTAGTTCTGATGATAGTGATGTCTGTAATCTGGGTAGTATTAACCTGGGGCGGATTGAATCTGTAAAAGAGTTCAGCGATATTGTTGAGCTTGCAACTAAGTTCCTGATCTGCGGTACGCTACGGGCTGACCTGCCTTACGCCAAGGTGTATGAGACTCGGGAAAAGAACCGACGCCTTGGTCTAGGTATCATGGGTCTACATGAGTGGCTGATTCAACGTGGGTCTACTTATGAAGTAACTCCTGAACTGCACCGCTGGCTATCTATCTACAAAGGTGTGTCTGATAAAGTATCTAAGGAATTTGCTGATAGTCTATCGGTGTCACGGCCTGTAGCTAACCGGGCTATTGCACCGACAGGTTCTATTGGTATCCTGGCTGGTACAACAACAGGTGTTGAGCCACTATTTGCTGTTGCTTATAAGCGCCGGTATCTGACGAACGGTACCAAGTGGAAGTATCAGTATGTGGTTGATAGTGCAGCACAGGAATTAATTGATATCTATGGAGCGGACCCTGAGAATATTGAGAGTGCTCTGGATCTTTCTGATAACTATGAACAACGTATCAAGTTCCAGGCTGACGTACAGGACTATGTGGATATGTCCATCAGTTCTACAATCAACCTGCCATCCTGGGGATCAAAACTAAACAATGAAGACACTGTGGACAAGTTTGCTAACACTCTTGCCAAGTATGCCCACAGACTGCGCGGCTTTACTTGTTATCCTGACGGGGCTAGAGGTGGTCAACCTCTTACAGTAGTACCATATAAGGAAGCAGTAGACAAACTGGGTACTGAGTTTGAGGAACACGTGGAGACTCACGATATTTGTGATATCTCTCAGACCGGAGGCAGTTGCGGTGTCTAAGAAAGCGAGGGTCACACTACAGGTAGCTTTCGAAGATGGCAAGATCGGGTTTAAAAAGAATACGGGTAATCCGTTCCACCCTAAATCTGATCTTTACAAAGAATGGGAAAGAGGGTATAACAAAGAATACTTCGATAACCTGAAACGGTTGACAGGTTCAGCCGGTGGCAATTGAGCACCAAGATCTAGGAGCGGGAGAGGGTAAGGTATGTTCGAAGTGTGATACATATCTCCCTCTTTCTGCTTATGCGATGCACTCTGGCGGAAACTTTCTCCGACCGGAATGCCGTAAGTGTAACGCAGAATTAACAGTGGTCAGAAGAAAACTAAGGAAGATCTATGGTATGCCTCCGGAACATTATGTATGTCCTATCTGTAACCAGAATGCAGAACAGGTAAAAGGCAAAGGCAATACTAAGAATGGTCCGTGGGTTATCGATCATTGCCATGAGACCGAGGAGTTCAGAGGATGGCTTTGTCACAAGTGTAATAGAGCACTTGGCGGGTTTGATGATAACAAAGAGATCCTTAAGAGAGCTATCGACTATCTAAGTAGCAGAACTAATTTCAACCGGGTAAACGAGATTTGGCGATGAAGGTAGATAAGATTTCTTCTATGGGTACAGACCTTACTGTAGCTAATGCTGCCAGAGTCAGCTTCGATAAAGAATCAGAGTGGGGTCTTGAGATTTCCGACGATCGCATGTACATTAAAAGGGTTCTAAAGGAAGGTGATAAGCGGCTTATTAATTATCTGGCAAGAAATAATCACTGGACTCCGTTCGGCCACTGTCAGGTAACGCTCAGAGAAACTGTTCCTATCTTTGTAGCACGAGAAAGGTTCAGGCACACCGTCGGGTTTGTCTATAATGAGGTAAGTCGTCGGTATGTGAATGACTCGCCGGAGATCTGGCGACCGTCAGTATGGCGTAGTAAACCGGAAGGGTCTATTAAGCAAGGGTCCGGGGATCAATTTGATGATCAGAACTGGGCCGATGATATGTTTCTCGCCGCTACTATGGAAGCAAAGAAAGCCTATAACCGTTTGATCTTTGCGGGCGTTGCTCCAGAACAGGCTAGGGCAGTCCTGCCACAGGCTATGTATACCAGTTATTATGTGACAGGATCTCTAGCTGCCTGGGCTAGGTTCTCTAATCTCCGTGCTGCGCCTGACGCACAGTATGAGATCCAAGAACTTGCGGAGAAGGTAGGCGAGATTATCCGACCGTTATTTCCAGTATCATGGGAGGCATTGACAGTTGTTACGTAACCTCTTAGGTGTTGGTCTGTTATGCTTAATGCTGACAGCAACACCGTCTAAGGCTGATCCACCAGCGAACTGTGTAGATATCAAATCTGCTGAACGTACTTTGATGATGAACTACGGAGAGAGTAAGATCTTTGTAGGCTTATCGGAGAAAGGTCACCTGATCGTGATCTATTATAGTCAAGCCAACAGGTCGTATAGCGTAGGGTTTGTACACCCGGAATACCCCGACCTTATATGCCCAGAGGATTCAGGTACAGCGATATATAAACTGGATAAATATCAAAAAGCAGATGGCTCATAAACAAACAATAACCCCCGGAAGGAATCAGCCAACCGGGGGTTTATTTTATGCTTAGTTATGTATGTTTGAACTAACGCTTTGTGAATCCGCTACCGAAGTATAGGCCGGTGATAGCAGCGACTAGGTTTGTATCAAGAGGTGTGATAACCAGACCCTGGAACGATACCCATTCAGTGGCTTTCTCAGGACCGAATAGCCAAGTTAGGAACCCGCCCTGCATTTCCAGATAACCAACTGTTACAATCCAAGGGGTATCAGGGTAAACCAACGGGGCTACTTTAGGTAACACGATGATTGAGAAGATAGCGGATAGGGCAATGATTCGTCTAGTCCAGGCGAAGTGAGTATCACGTAGTCCGTATTCCCTGGCAGACTGAGTGATCTTAGCTTCCTCAGTGAGAGCGGCGATATACATCTTGTTCCGCTCATGGGATGCTTTGATACTTTGACCCCAGATAGACATGATACCACCGAGAACTGTTGAGAACAGCAGGGTGAATATCTCCATAGGTAAGCCGGTCATTGTACTCCCCTTCGTGACATATCCTGACGACCGAATCTCTTAAGAGGATCTTGTTCCGCTATAATACCTAGATCAAGAGAACTTGCTAGTGTCCTGTAGAGATCAACCGATGCAGCCAACCTACGTGTATAGTCCTGATTAGCCACGTCCTTCTCATCTTTGTAGGATAGTCTAGGAATCATCTGGCTCATAACCTGATCATCAGACATTGGTGTTGTATCAATGCCTTGGTCAGATAGAGCATTCCTAGCCGCTGTTACTACCCCAGGTGTCGGATCACGGAATAGTTTTAATACTCTCGCGTCGTCTTCCTTGTCGAGACCGGTCTTTAGCCTTTTTACTTCTGTTAAAACAGGATATTCTTGTTCCACCAATTGGTTAGCGATATCTCTAAAGTTGTTAACATTCTTAGCGCCGATTTGATTATAGACTTGCCGTAGTTGATTCGGTATTTTCAAGCTGTTAGAGTTAAAGTAGGCCACCTCTAGTATCCTACGCTTTGTAGCAGGATCAGCATTACGGTATGAGTCAGAACGAATTATAACCATACCTAACTGGTTAGATACCTCACCAAGCATACGGTTCCTGACCAGATCATACTCAGGTACTTCTGAATACGAGTTGAGTCTGTACGGATCAATACCTGCTTTTTCTAGTTCGTTAAGGATTATGTCACTATCACCTCTTGGTGTTGCCCCAAATAGCTGACGGAAAATAGCGCCACGTCCTGTTCGTAGATCACCGCCTGTTGGTGCGGCGGCTTCTGGTACATCTCCGAATACTACATTTTCTAATGGTGTACCCTTAACACCTTCCCTGATGAGACCATCTGCGAAACCTTGGATGGATGCACGTAGATCCAGGTCGTCAGGTAATGCCCATTCCGGAATGACATCTTTCTGTAGTCTGCGATACCTAAAGTCTCGGTCAGATGCGCCGAAGGTCTGCAATGCCTCCCCTACAGGCCGGAAAGGTGTCAGGAATCCACCGCCGAAAGATCCGACAGTGGTACCAATGGTTTCGAAGAATGATTTAGCCGCATCTTCAACACCGGTTTCTTCTGATGCCAGAGCTTCTAGAAACTCTTGTAGAGCAGGAGCAGCCGCACCTCGTCTAGTGGATAACCCGAATAAAATTTCACTAGCATCTTTTACTAACGAGTTCCTCTGAGGTTCACCCTTCGTTGCTCTAGTAACGGTATCGACAAGCAACATATAACCAGACAGAGGGAACAGAGTACGGAGATCGTATTCTTGATCCTGCACCTTGATAGTATGCCATGTGTCACCACCGTAATAGTTATGGAGAAGCCATGCACCACCGTACAACGAGGCCGAACCGGCAGTCTCTACCAGACCTTCTTTAAAACGGTTAAACTCTCTCAATGCAGCACGTTGAGCATCGATGTCAGATACACCGGCCTTTAGAAGAGATCTTAGTTTTAACCCAGACATGGTGGATTTAATTGCCCCACCAAACGCGATCCGGTTAATGGTATATGTAAAACTGTTAGCCATAAAGTTAGCGAACGGTACAATAGTTTTTAGGTAAGGGGAACCTTCTGCCATACGATTCCAACCATCTAGTATGCTCTGAACCCCTCTACCTATAAAGGGGATTTTTTCCGGCGCTCTGCGGTTCTGGTAAGCCATGTCAAAAGCAAACTCAACAGCCTTGGATACCATCTCGTCATTGAGAAGATCAAACCGTTGATAAGAAAACACATCACGGATGTTGGAAATCTTTTTTGTTGAACCATTTGGTAAGGTTACGGTCGGTGCCTCAATAAACCCTCGGTTTACCATCTGGATGTATTGGTTGTTTAGTTCTGTCATAAATGCAGCAGACTTAAACCAACGATCCTGAGCACGGTTCAAAACGTTGACAGCAGTAGCAGCCCTACCTAAATGCTTAAGACTCGGGACTGCTTCAAACTCAGCGGGGATAAGATCATCGAACACCCGGAAGATCTTAAGGTCTACCTCCTCATACATGCTGGCAGCATAACGAGTCAGACGGATAACTTCATCCGGGCTGCTAAAGTTCTTTAATACATCAAGACTGCTACGCTTTAATACATCTTCGGCATTAATAGGATCAAGACCTAGAGATCGTCGTTCCCAGTTAACTAATAAGTTATCCAGTTTTGCACGAGCGACTTCTTCTGGTAGACGGGCGGCAGTACCGAATACGTTACGAACCGTACTAACGGGCTGAGACACAATTAGTGCTCGCCAGATATCTACGAAAGTATTGGAGAAGCTAGGAGCCTTGCCATCTGTTTCTTCAATCTTATTAAGGTTCTTAAGATATTCCTCTAACTGTTGTCGAGCGGTAGGATTGGCTGTCTCTACTGCCTTACCAGCCTCGATAAGTTGCTTCGGGGCCATCTCAGATTGTTTCTGTAGAGCTTTACCTAATTGACTCACATCAGCACGGTAAAGTTTACCAAGATCCTCTGACTTGATGTCGTTATCATCGAGAAACTTTTTGAAATTACCTAACTCATTCTCAGGCATAACATCTACAATTTGTGCTATGCGTTCTGTTGCCTTAAGACGGGGGTCAAAGGAGTCAAATGATATCAAAGGATTTCTCGCCATATTATTTGACGCATAATTCATAGTTAGCGTATTAATCTCTAGGATCTTTTCGGGAGGAAGAGTAAGGTCTAGTTTCTCCACTGATATATCTGGGTCTATTTGCTTAAGGAACTTACGGCCTTCTGCTACCTTTTCGGGATCAAAAAATGTTCCGTACTGATTAATATACCGAGTGATCATACGCTTGGTTTCGGTTTGCGTAGGTGCTTTTAGTTCTGATAGAGGTACCTCAAGAGTGACTGCGCCTCTGTCAAACATATCCTTACGATACTGGGCTGTTCGTTCAACCTTGGTGCCT